CGGGTTTCCGATTGTAGAGTGTGCCGCACGAAAGACACACAATTATTTATTCTGGCGTCTCTTGTGGTTTAATCTTTTTACCAATATTATACTTCTGCTCAAGAATCCATTCGCCTTTGTCCTTATATGCCAGGACTTTGATTTGATTTAATGGAGCAATATCACTTACTCTTTCTTCATCAAAAACAGTTACAAGTCCCCAGTCACAAAGCAATCTAACAATACGATTCCGACGCTGTACATCATTTACAGTAAGGTTTGCTCTTTTGCCATCAAGGGCAAAGAGTTCTTTAAAATGAACAATATAATACTTACCCTGTTTATGTAAAATGTGGCAAGATTGATATAATTTTTTCTCCTTACGTGATGCAACACCAATACGAGTTAGTGTCTCACGAACTTTGAGAAAATCATCTGGTTCATTTAAAAAGACTTCTACCATTTGGTCCTGTGACCAATTGACCGTAGGTTCTACCGTAGTAGTCATTTTGTTCCTCCAATATCAAGTCGTTGTTTAATAAAGTTAATCTGGTCTTTAGTCAGGATCTTCAGAGCTTGTGATGCCTTTTCATTACTATAACCATAGTATTGTTTTACACATTCTAAATCCGTGACTTTATCCTTACGGAGCCAGGGAGAAAATCTCTTCTTTTTCCTCAAAGTATTTAGATAAAATAAATATTGCATATCTTTATCTAAGTTAGGATACTTGTTCATCTCATTAGCGAACATAACGCAATCAAGATGACCAGACAAACAACGATTAATAATATATGGAGGATACGATTTGATGTCTTCAGACAAATCCTCCTTGGTGAAGTTAATTGAGTTTAACCAGTCTTTTAGTTCCAATGTCGAATCACTCCTGCAATAATAAAACAATTAGTAATGAGATAAGAAAGGAATATAACAGTCCTTACTAGAATTACATGGTCATCATATCTGTGAGTTTTGTCATCAGAAAAACTTCCTAGACTATACTTCCAAATACGAATAAATTTTTTCACTTAAACACTGCGGTAACACTCACAATTTTAGCACCAGGATTGCGATGAAGAGCAACCTTACGTGCATCTTGATAATCGGTAGCAACTACCTCTTCAGTAAAAGTAGTTCCTGCCTTATACAGTTTTACTTGACATTTCATAATTAAAAAGTAATAGTTCTTTTCTTGCTTTTTGTTCTCTCATATACTCACCGACTGACCTCATTGTATAAGTCAAGTCAAACTCACCAGTTCTCCACATCTTAAATCTGTCCTTTACCAGTTGGTCAGAGTTATAACTAATCAACTGAGGCATAAAGCACTCATCACAATCCTTGGCAAACCTATCGTGGTCAAACCCTTTGTGCATTGAACCTTTCTTACCGTAAAGATTATCCTTGATGTCATATGGGGGGTCAAGATAAACAAAGGTATCACCCTCATTGTCCATCAAATAGTCATATGAATAGTTAGTAATATTCCAGTTAGAAATTAGTTGCGAATATCCTGGGAGTTTTTCAATTCCTCGCAATGAGAAGTTGGAGTCACTTGCTTGTTTTGAGAAAGAGGACGATTCGGTGAGACCACTAAAAGAGCACTTATTAACAATATAAAAACTGATAGCACGCCATAGAGCGTCATTATTTGATTCATCGTTTAGATACTCCTTTGATTCTAAGAATAAAACTTTTGCAGAAACCGGGTCAGGGTATTTAGACTTGAGTTCTTGCAATTTAGTTTTCATCTCTGGTCCAAACATCTGCAGTTGCTGCCAGAAGTTAACTAGAGGTTTATATAAGTCATTAACCCAAATCTTCAAGTGTGGATACTTCTTGGTGATATGCAAAGAAACACTGCCACCACCTAGAAAAGGTTCTCTAAACTCCTTGTATTCACGAAGGTCGGGAAAATAAGGGTCCATCTTTAGACAAGCACGGGACTTGCCACCAGGATAACGAAGAGGAGTTTTTAGAGATTTCATCATTCAATAACAGTATAAAATACGCCAGTAAGTCTATCAATACTTTTAGACATATTATAATATCCAGAACCAATAAACAACTGTCCAGAAACTACAGCAATAGTTGCCACACCCCAGAACCAATAATACCAATGAGTTTTGATTTGATGCTTTTTCATTTTCTTAGTCATATTCAAAGAATTAGTTTCTTGCTAGGAGTTTCAATTGGTGAGAAAATACTTTCATACTTTTCAACTACATTATCCTCACATTCTACCATATACACAATAAATTTGCGATCAATGATAATTTCCGGTTTACGTTTGCTAATGACTGATGCCCAAGGAGCAAATCCTACACCGTTAGCATTAGGCATAACAACTAGACCATTCCTCACAGTAATGGAAGTTTCTTCTTCGGTGACAAGTTCAGCAATGACTTCTTCACCAGTGATAATCCGAAGCAATTTCACATTCATTTTCAATCTCCTTAATAATACGTTCTACTTGTTTTTTATCAATACCACAAGGGGTATTCTTAAGACATATAGTGATAACTTCATTATCGCATATGGTAGGTTTAATTGTAAACCCCCACTTGTCAACTTTACCTTCTGTAGGTGCTTCACACGGGTCAAATTCATGAGGCATTATTCAATACCTTGAGGGAAAGTTTCAATCTCAGTTAATTCATAATCCCAGTCTTCCATAACTGCATTAGCAAGAAATCTATCAGATAGCATTTTAAGTTCTTTCTCAGCATACTCTCTGCTCTCTGCTTCTAACCAAACATCAACTACCTTACCCAATCTAAGTTTCTTGATGTCCAACTCTGACAATCTCTTACAGGCATCTCTCACAGCATTACCCGGTGAGTCATCAACCTGTGATCGTAGTCGGATGAATACTAGTGCTTTAAACTTCATTATTATAATATGCAATAGTTGCGTGAAACTTATCTATGGGGTCAATAGTCTCTCCCAGTGAACCTCTTATCCTTTCCTTAACTTCTTCGTTGCTAATCTCTTTTAAGATTTGCCGCAGTTCGTCATCATCAAATTTGACGTAATAATTATTATAATGTTTCATTTTTTCTTCAATAAAAATTTACCAGAGAACTCTTCTACTTGCAAGTATTCAGGTTCAAATGGCCATCCAGTATCTTTCATAGTTTCATATCTACCCCTATAATAATCCATAAGTTCAGAGCACTCTATGTGTTCAATACCCTCATGAATTATATCAGATTTAAATCTGATAGTATAGAGTCCTGTGGTACTACTGTAGATGTCAGAGGTCATTTGAATTCACACTCCACCATTAATTCAGTCAAACAAGCAAGCATATTTATTTCCTGATCCGCCACAAATGCAACTTGATATTGATACTTAGCAATGATAAGCACAGCAGCAGGAATAGAACCAGAAACAAGGGATTCATATAAAGAATCATAAATCCTACGAAGGATAATACTAGCGTCGTTATCAAGATTATTGACAACCCACTTCCTAACTTCCTTGAAATTCTTTTCTTTAAGATGCTTAATAAGGTCATTTACTTTTACGTCACTAAAGGTTGCAAGAATACCTGGGTCAATCTTACCACTAGAAGAGTAACGCTGACACTCATTGAGAACACGTCTCCAATCAGGGAAGTGCTTATTGATTAATTCTACCAGGACCTTGTTATCATATTCAACACTTTCTGTATCCAAGATTTCTTGGAGACGCTTGAAGAATTGTGCTGCAAGTTGAGGTTTGTTTTTGGAATTGGTTGAAAAGTCAATACAGGCGCATCGACTGTGGAGGGGTTCGATAATTTTGTTTTTGAAATTGCAGGTAAAGATGAATCTGCAGTTGCCAGAAAACTCCTCTGTAAACGCCCTAAGTAAGAGTTGTACGTCGTTTGTTGTGTTATCAGCCTCATCGATGATGATGACTTTGTGTTTAGCATCTGACGAAAGTGAGACGGTCGAAGCGAAATTCTTTGCAGTATTTCTGACCGTATCAAGGAAGCGTCCCTCATCGGATCCGTTAATGACATAAACATCTACTCCAAGTTCATTACACAGTGCTTTTGCTACAGTAGTCTTTCCACACCCAGCAGGTCCTGCAAGGAGTAGATTAGGTACTTCACCTTTATCTAGGAAGTCTTGGAAAGTATTCTTAATACTTGTTGGTAAAATACAATCTTCAATAGTTTTAGGTCGGTATTTTTCAACCCAAAGAAATTCATTACGCATTTTCTATTTTCACCAAAGTAAACGAACCATCATCATTAGGACTCCATTCTAGCACATCTCCTTCTTTCCATCCAGTTTTTTCAAGAAGATCGTCGGGAAAGGTTAGAATCCCATTTTCATCAACAGTCAAAGTAGTTTTCATTCTAAAGGACGAACAAATTCATTAGACACAATATCAGTTGCCTTCAGTTGTTGTTTCATATATTCTACACCATTTTCAGGTATAGCAGTATCTCCACAAGTAAAGACATCACAAACTGCCATACCATTTTCTGGCCAAGTATGGATACTAAGATGACTCTCAGCAAGCATAGCAATTCCAGTCACACCTTGAGGATCAAACTTATGTACTGTCAAGTCAAGCAACGTTGACTTACATTCTTTTGATGCTCTAAACAATACCCTTCGTATAAACTCTCTATCATCAAGTAAATCAAAAGGGCAACCTTTCAAAGTAAACAGAATATGTTTCATTAGAAAGTTTTAGGATGAGTATTAATGTCACCATTGTCTATAGTAGCATGATCAATATGCTCAATATGACCGTGGTCAATACTAATGTGTGCTCCAGTTTCTAAAATAGATGCAATTTTTTCAAGCGCATTTGCAATACGTTCTACGTCAATGAGATTCATAATTTATACCCAGTCAGGTTTACGGTCAGGAATACGAAGATAGTTATTTGCTACCCAAGGTTTAGAAGAAATATACATTTTGTATGCGGTAAAAATATCGATGCTTGTGTCATACTTAAACTCATCAGGTCCAGCAAATACAAACGGTGTTGGATTCTCTCCACTACGACCTTGCGGGTCTGCTGTAGGAAGTATCTCCTTTGCTGCTAGAAGGGTCTTCTGGCAGGTGTGGACCTTACCATAGCGAGCAGTGTACTCACCACACATGGCAAGTCCGTGAGCAAGTAACCACTGCCAGTTAGTAACAAACTCATTTGCCCATTTGGTGCAGGGATGATTGCGAAAAGCACCCTTCTCAGTAGCATAGGGAGTTCCGTCTGCTCTAGGAAGAGTGCCAAAGTTATGTCCCCATTTGTCAGAGCATACAATAGCAAGCATCTGACAGGTCTCTAGGGGCATCTTGACAATATGCTTGTCAGGGAGAACCATAGCAGACTTGTATGGACTGGGGTCAGTTACAAAGATGTTCATAACAATTTAGATAACGAAATCGCAAGTAGGAATGATAACATCATAACAACATCCCAAGATTTTGTCCTGATAAAGTAAGGAATTGAAATAAGGTCTGCTACAAACTGCGTTACCACTCCAGTCATTAAGTCAACGTGAATGATAATAAAATAGGCAATGATCACAAGACCACTGCCCAAAACTCTCATCCATATATCAACCGAATGTCGAGTCGGGTTCCAATGCGATGTAATATGTGAGATCATGATTCTTACTAGTGAAACGAGAGAGAAGTTTAGAAGACACTACAACCTCATAAGTTCCTGGGAGAACCTTGATGTTTTCAACCTTGAAGTTGAAAGAGAATTCTTCATCGGTCTCACCAACAACAATAGAAAAATCATTGGAAGTGTCGTTCTTCTTATCACGAACAACCAATCTAACCACACCTGCTTCACCAATGGTGCAGATATCAGGCAGTTGATATACTGCTGCTGCTTTAAGAAGTTTGTCAAGTTGATCAGTGCTCAACTCAAAGCACACATCTTCACTGGGAAGTTTGATCTCTTTCTCAGGAGGAGTTACGATAACATTCGGGTCTGCAAAGAAATACTTAGAACGCATCTTGCCTTCGCGAATCATCACATAACCTTCATTAGCAAAGTCAAGTTCAGGTTGCTGGTGAAGGCTCATACCATTAAGAAACTGGTTGAGATCGTAGATACCAAAGTCTTTACTAAACTCCTCAGATACTGTTGCCTCTGCAAGGATGTTCTTCATCACACTAATGGTGCGAAGTTTGTTACCCTCTTTGAAAAGGATAGACTGATTGATAGAAGAGAAGTTCTTCAGGACAGAAATAGTTTTATCAGAAAGTTTCATAAGGGGTCGTATTTTCATTACAGAGTCCGGCAAAATGGTAAAGAAGAATGCAATAGTGAATTGCTTTCAAAAGGTCTCGCTGGTTTTTACCACCTTTCTTACCAAAGCGAGACAGATACTTGATAGCATTAGATCTACAGAATGGTTCTGCATCGCCAATACCCTCAATCAAATCAAGTGTCTGGGTCTTTGATTCGGGAGAAGCATAGTGAGCATTGTATGTCCCACTAAGGTAATCACGAATCTCTTTGAGGATAACATCCTCATGATACTTCCAGAACCCATTGTCATTCTTAGGAGGTTCTGGAAGATCAGGAATATTAAATGTAATTTTATCTTCGTTCACAGTGTTGCTTGCGATTTTATAGTTATAAGATTGTTCCCAAAAGTCATTGTAATCATTTAAGTTTGCATCAGTAATCATGGCATCATAAAGTAAACTCCAAGCATTAGTCATTATATCAGGATTGCACCTCCTCGTCAATGGGCATTTGGAAATCTGCATCAACCTTGTCGTAGAGTTCCAAGAATGCTTGTTTGGTCTCATCATCAAAACGATTTACGCAAACTTGAATTGCCTTTGCCTTATCGTTGAAGATACTGTAAGCACGGATGATGTGGACTAGACGACGGGTGCTGATAATCTCTTCGATGCCACCATCATAGAAGGTCTTACGAATGATGTCACCCCAATCAACTAGACGAGAGATGAATTTGTCATCGTTGACACTAACAGTATCAGCAACCTTAGAAAGAATCTTTGCTTCATTAGCAGGAGTTGGATACTCTTGCTCAAGAGTCACAGGGAAACGTTCCAAGAATGCCTCATTAAGAACATTGGTTCCAATGAAGCGACCATCTTCAGAACCCTTACCTTTAGTGTTTGCAGTAGCAATTACATTGAATCCGTCTGCAGGTTTGATATACTTACCAATCTTTTTGAGGAAGACACCTTTACCTTCTAGAACAGACTGAAGGCAGAGGATTTTGTTTGATGCCAGGTCGATTTCATCCAAAAGGAGGATTGCACCTCGTTCGAGTGCTTCGATGACTGGACCATTGTGCCATGCAGTATTCCCATCAACAAGCCGGAAACCACCCACAAGGTCATCTTCATCAGTTTCAATAGTCAGGTTTACACGGATGAGTTCTCTTCCTAGTTGAGCACACGCTTGTTCGACAGAGAACGTTTTACCATTGCCAGAAAGTCCTGTAATGAACGTAGGATAAAACAGTCGAGATTGAATAATTTTGCGAATGTCGCCATAATTACCAAACTTGACGAAGGTATCATCTGTGCTGGGAATAAGGTTTTGTTCGACAGCAGGCATTGCTGCTGGTGATTCATATGTGCGCTCAATCTCTTCAACTTTCTGAGGTGTCACTTCAAGGTTCCACTTACCACGACTAACTTTGAATTGGTCAAGTTTCTTGGAAACGGTCTGATAAGTGGTTCCGTTCATAGCACACCATGCTTTCAGTTCTGCACTGGTGAAAGTAGTTCCGTAGAGATTACGAAGCGAAGAACTGATGTATTCAGTGGAGATTGCCATTGCTTTGTTTGTTGATGTCCTTAGTATAAGGCAGGATGGGTTGGTTTCTAGGGGTAGGTGGTCAGTCTCCTGACCGTCCGTATTTGTATTTCATTGCTGCTAGGAACCATGCTTGTGCTAAAGATTTGGGTCCGTGCATTAAGATTTCTACTTGTGCTGGTTTTAGAGAAGGATCGGCAAGTGCTCTCCTTCTCCATTCTGGTAAGTCTGTCATACAACTAGGGAGATGAACTCTCCAAGGATACGCTTGTTTAACTTTTTAATCTTCAAAGATTTTACAAAAGCAGATTTGATTTTTGCCTTAGTTGCACCTTCACTAACTTCAAAATCAGTTTCCTGGTTTAGTGCAGTAGCAGACATACCAAAGTATGAGTCATAACCAGAGTTCTTAATAGTAAAACTCTTTTCCTTACGCCAAGTATTATTGATTTTTACTGCTTCTTCAGACCAAGTATCGCCATGATACATTTTGATAAATTGATTAGCATCTCTAGGAGCAAGAACACGAATACCAATCAGATTCATATCAGTAAAATTATCTTTGAGATTACGAAGAAGAAGGTCAGTAAATTCATGAAAACGATATCCAAGTTGATACGTATTACCTGTTTTACGGTCACGGATAAAAGTGCGATCAGCAATTAGTCTCCGATATCCAATATGCTCCTCACCTTTGTAGTTAGTACATAGAGCATGACGATTGACAAAACCTGCCTCACCATCAGTCAAAATTACACACTGAACTTTTTGTAGTTTGTTTTCACGCTGGAAAGTGGGAAGAATCTGATGAAGACTGATGATTGCTTCATTCAATGGTGTCCCTGAAAGAGACACACGACGACCAGGTTCATAGGAATAACAACCACAACAAGCAAAATAATATGCAATGCGATAAATGTTTTTCATCTGATGGTCAAGAGTCTTACCATTAACTTTACTGGTAAGAATATTCATCATACAGAAATTCTCTTCAACAGAAAGGAGTCCATCTTCTGCTTCATAGTGAGAAGGCAGAGGTTCCCAATTACCATTAGCAAGAGTATTATGTTGAATCCACTCATTAGTGAAAGCATATACCTCAAAAGGAATATTTACTTTCTTACAGAACCAAATTAGGTTGAAGAGTTGCTTACAGGTATCCTCAAGAACTGGTGCCATAGAACCGGACCAATCAAGAACAAAAACTAGTCCGTGATTCTTACCGTCAGCAAGCGTAGTGACCTTTTTGAAAAGATCGTCATTATACTTATAAGTATGTAGCTTAGTACAGTCAAGAACACCTGTTTTTGATACAGAAGCACGGGCATAAGAATCTGCTGCTTTTTTACATTCAAACTCTTTTACAAGATAGTTGACTTCCTTCTGAGCAGAACGTTTGAATTGATTAAATGTGGAATCAGGTACGTGAAAAGTATCCCTTTCATCACGAATCATCCAGTTGGCATCGATATAGCTATGAATTTCTTTATTCGTAGCAATAACAGTATCAAGATTTACCTTAGGAAGTTCAACGTAGATATTGTCAGGACCAGTATTAGACACCAATTCGCGCAGACTTTCATCGAGAGTATCAACAGTCCTTACTTCAGGTTCAGCAGAAGAACCTGCATTGTTAGCAGTATTAGTATCCTGTTGAATTTCAGAGTCAGATGCTTGACTATCACCCTCAGTCTCTTCATTTGCTTGCTCACGCTTATCTGCTTCCTCTTGCATCTCTTCGTGAGTCATACCTTCTTCACCCGATTGTGCAGATGAAGAAGCAGGAATATCAGGTTGATTCTGTTCTTTCTGAGATTGCTTGTCGTAGCGATACATCTCTTCTGCAGCAATACACGCATCTGCAAAAGTTTCACAATCTGCAATCATCTTGATAATCTCTTTCTCTGTATCGTTGAAGAAAGAAATCTCAATATAATTACCAATCTTGAAATAAAGATTAGCACGGTCAGCAAGAGTCATCTTACTAATATCCTCACCTTCTAGGCAGAAAAAATCTTCATCAGAAAGTTCTTTGTAACCTTTGAAAAAAGTTTTAGTAAGACCAGGATATTTACGTTTCATCAGTTTCTCAATCCTAGCATCTTCAGTGATGTTGATGAAGGAATGAGGGACACCCTTGGGAGGGTCTTGGTCTGGAGTGAACAATGCGTGTCCGACTTCATGACCAACAAGTAAATCATATACACTATTACTTGCTCGCTCCCAGCGAGGAAGAGTCAGCACACGGGTCTGCACATTGAACTGAGCAGTCTCAACAAACCGGTGCTCAACTACCAAGTCTTCAGTAGCCAACAGTTTGGCAAGTTGCGATTTGACTTCGTGCTTGGTCATGGTTTTGTTTCTTATGGACCTATCATACAAAAGAACCCCGCCGTGAGACGAGGTAGTGTGCTGCTTTTTAAAGTGTCTCTCTTTACTTGACCATGCGTGAGAACCCTTTGATTTTCTCAAATCGGGTGACACTTTCAAACTTGTCTTCTAATCCTGCCTTGTGAGAGATAACAAAGATATTAGCATCTTTGATAACGTAACGAATAATCTTTAGGAATTCATCAGTTCCAAATCCGTCTAGTGAACTGTCGAATACCTCATCCATAATCAAAAGATTGGTGTTAACTGAGTTCTTCATCTTTGCTACTTCACGCCAAGTAAAGAGAAGTGCTAGGTCAATTCTCATCTTCTCTCCTTCACTGAAAGAAGCATAAGAAAAGTCTTCGTGAATAGGGGACTGGACGGTTTCGTTAAATTCCTCATCAAGTGTGAAGTTAATATAGAAATCCATCATCTGAAGATAACGGTTAACTTGCTGATTTATCAGCGGTAGATACTTCTTAATGATTTTGGATTTAACTCCACCGTCTCTAAGCAATCCATAAGTAAAATCGTAGTATTGGATTGTGTCCTTGTTCTTAGCGAGTTCGTCGTATGTAGTTTTTAGATTCTCCCTGAAAGAGGTTAACTTTTCATGCTCAACATTTCTGTTTGCAATTTGATCGGTAATTCTTTGAATTTCCGATTCCAAATCTCTGATTTGTCTCTGACATCCAGCGATCTGAGTATTGTTTTTAGAAATGCCATTGTTGAGGACTAAAATCTCCTTTGATAGAACAGTGAATTGACGCTCTCGCTCTTCTTCCTTTTTAATTGCCTCTTCCAGTTCATTATAACCAGATTGCAACTCTTTTGCTTTATTCTGAGCGTCTTCAATCTTATTTATTCTGAAGGTCTCTTCAATAGATTGTGTACAGGTAGGGCAGACCGTATTTTGTGTGAAAAATTTATGTTCCTTAGTAATAGTTGATACTTTGTTAGAAATCTTACCTTTTAGATTACCAAGTGTACGAAGTTTTTCTGCAGCACCAG